GCACATGGCCCTTACCCGAAATGGACCCCTTCGTGATCGACAGGGCGGCCTCGGTCGCGATCATGTCAGCGCCGATGAGGACGGCTTGGCTGATGCGGGCCCGGCCCTGCTTCGACAGGTCGTCGAGCTTCGCGGACAGGCGCGGGGCGTTGGTGATGCGACCCATCAGACCGGGCTCCCGCGCACGATGAAATGGCTCGAGGCCGGGTCAGTCTCGCACGATGCGATCCGGTACCGGCCCTCGGGGATGGTGAACTCGTCCTCGCCGGTGGGCTTGGCGCCCAGACCGCTCGCCAGGATCAGCAGCTTCACGTCGTGCGCCGGGATGCCGGCGGCCGCGCGCGCCTGATCGCTCGTTGCCTCGCGCTGGTAGCGCATAGGAGCCGGGTCGCCATCGGGCACGCGGACCTGCCGCCCATCGTCGTCCTCGCCCAGCTTCATGCGGTGCAGGTTCCCGGGCAGGTAGACCCCGCCGAACGCCGCCCCGAAGATCGCGGCAAGGCCGCCGTCGAGCAGGCCCATCAGACCACCAGCACCGGGGGGAAGTTGCGCCGGACCATCTCGCGGAATCGCCGGCCGTAGCTGGTCTGGTCGAGGTCGGCGCCCGCGCCCGTGGATGCGGCGGCCGTGCCCCGATCCAACTCCAGGGAGCCGCTCCGCATTCGCTGGAAGCCGCCGGCGCCCGAACGGGCGATCTCGGCTTCGGTCCCGGCGCCCTGGCCATCCAGGGTCAGGATGTGGGCGGTGTAGAGCAGTAGGGCGGGTTGGTAGTCGCGCTCGGGCCAGGACCGATCCACCCGACCCTGTGCCTCGCCCAGCGCCATGGTGATGGCCGGGTCCGCCACGCCGGCGAATGCGGGGAACCGCGTCTTGAGATCCGCCGGCGTGGGGGTGTCGTAGGGCATAGGTCTCAGGCCTTGGTCTTCTTGGCCTCGGACAGGAGCGAGTCGCGCTTCCAGCGACCGTCGACGGCGACGCCGGCGGTCTTGAGGTAGTCGCGGAGCTCGTCGTCGCTGTAGTCGGCGAAGTCCTTGCCGGAATCGCCCTGCTGCTGATCGGCCACGTCGCTGGCCTGGGCCTCGCCTTCGTAGGCGAACCAGCCCGCGCGCTTGGCTGCCGCGAGGTCCCCGGCCGTGACGTCGAGATCCCGGGTCTCGCCCGGCATCAGCATCACGGTCTCGCCGCCGGCAACGATGCCGCGCGGTCCCTGGTCGGTGTTCTTGACCTTGATCATGTCGTGTCTCCCGGCTGTTCGGATGATGGGTGCGGGGCCGCGCCGAAGCGCGGGCCGCTAGATCCCGTCGATGTACGAGAAGGCGCCGGGCAGGCGGATCTCGGTGCCGCCGGTACGCATGATGCCGCCGACCTCCCAGGTCATGCTGCTCTTCTGGAAGGGCGGCAGGAACTTGTGCGGCATGGGCAGGTGGAAGCGGACCACCTCCGGATCGCGGCGGTAGGCGATCATGCGGGCCGTCCCGCTGGCGCCGGCGGTGTTGAGCACGCGCAGAGCGCGGATCGTCAGCGGCCGGCCGGTGCGAGCGGTGTAGACATTGTTCTGCTCGAGGTAGCGCAGGATCGTCGTGTCGCTCTGCGTCGTCCGCGGGATCGTCGACAGGGCGAGATAGCGCGCGGTCGGCAGCAGGATCGTGTCGGCGTCCTCGGTCTCGACCGTCGCGTTGATGATGCCGACGAGGGCGGTGTTCATGTCCGCCAGGATCTGATCGGGCGTCTTCGTCGACCAGGTGGTGGTCGCGCCCGTGCCGGTGGCCGCAGCCATGGCAGTCGGGACGGTCGGGTCGTTGATCAGGCCGGTCCAGCCCTTCTCGGTGGTGACGCCGTCGCCGCGCCCGGTCATGCCGACGTTCCAGAGGAACTGTTCGGCGATGCGGCGGGCGGCCCGGGCCTTGTCGTCGCCGAGGTTGATACCCTCGTTCGCCGCGACCGAGATCTCCTCGAGGCTCCACTCGTAGCCGATGCCGGCCAGCTCGAAGCCCTTGAGGTACTGCGACCGGGTCACGTCCGCGTAGGGCATGTCGAAGCCCTTGCCGTTCAGGAACTCGGCCTTACCGGCGGAGTCGGACGAGCGGAACAGCGTCCCGCGGGCCCATTCGCTGCCCTCGGTGATGACTGGGATCAGCGAGGCATAGTCGAACGAGGGGTACTTCACCTCGTAGATGGTGGCTTCGATGTTGTAGAACGCGGGGCGGACGAACCCGAGAGCCTGCTGGGCGTCCGTGAAGTCGATGCGCATCTCTCGGATTCCTTCCATGGATGCTGAGGGGATGGGCGCTGTGAGGCTGCCCGGTGGATCAGCTGCGACGGACGCGCAGCCGCACCAGGGCGCCGGACGCCACGGTGTCGTCGAACACCGCCGGGATGGCGGTACCGGTGTTGGTGGTGGAGAAAGTGCCGTCGGCGGCGACGTAGACGGGGGCGCCATCCGTGGTCGCCCCACCGGCGACGACCCAGATCATCCCCTCATTCATGAGGCCCGCCGAGGCGTAGCGCGGGTAGATGTCGGCCGCGACGCCGCCCACCACGACACCCTGCAGGGGCTGCACGGACGGATCGGCGATGGTGATGCCCATGAAGGCACCGGCGGCGGGCGTGCCGGTGACGCCATGGTCACCCGCGCCACGGAAGGCGGCCTTGCCGAACGCGATGCCGGCGGCATCCTCGACGGTGCGGCTGATGCGGTTGGAGGTCTCGCCATTGGCGACCATGCCGGCGTAGCCGACGGCGTACCCCTGCGCGTAGGAGGGCTGGAGGTTGGGCATGTGCGCGGGTCCTTCTGCGCTCGTGTCTGGGATAGGCGGCGGGAGGCCGGCGGATCAGGCCGCCTTGGTCTTCCAGCCGTCGCGGAGGTCCTGAAGGCGCTTGGTGTGGGCGGCGTCGGCGCGGGCCTTCGCATCGCCGACGTTGACCGGGCCCTCGCTGAGCACCTGGCGCAGCGGATCGGCCGGCGTGGCGTCCTGGGCGAGCAGGTCGAAGCGGGCCTCGACGTAGTCGTCCGAGCGGTCCTTCACGGCCGCGTCACCCAGCTTCGCCGAGACGACGGCGCGGCGGATGGCGGGGATCGACAGGCCCTCGGGCTTCAGGTCGGCGACGATAGCCTTGCCCCGGCCGATCACGTCGGCGCGCGCGGTGACCAGGGCGTCGAGCTTGGCGTCGTCGAGGGCAGCAGCCTTCAGCTTCGCGATCTCGGCGTCCTTGGTGGCGATCTCGGTGTCCTTCGCCTTGGTGGCGGCGGCGAGATCGGCGGTCAGCTTCAGATTGTCGGCAACGAGGGTGCCGTTCTGACGCTGAAGCGCGGAGACGGCGATCACGGCGGCGTCGGAGAGCTCGACGGAATGCCCGTCGATGGTGAGGGTCTTCATCGGGCGGGATTCCTTGTCCACGATGGGGGTCAGCGCCCGCATGGTCTTCCCCTCATCGGAGGGGCGCTGGTCCCCGATGCGGCAGTCCGGCCCGGCGCGGCCACGGTCGACGATGGCGACGTGGTCCACGATGATCTTCGTCTGGCGGGCGTCGAAGGGGGCGCCGCTCGGCGAAGTGCCGGGGGTGAAATCGAGGTCGCACTGGTAGCCGACCGAAAGCTCGCGTGTGCCGCCCTTGACGGCGTCGATGGCGGCTTGGTCGGACACCATCATGGGGATCTTCACGAACTCGCCGTCGCGCAGGACCTCCTCGCCCGTGTGCCCCCGGGCGACGTCCTTCCACGTGCGCGAGGTCACCGGCTCGGCCGGGTGGTTCAGCGTCACCGGCTTGTGGGTGAAGGTCTTCAGCGAGTCCTTGTGGAAGATCTCGTCGGCGTCGCGGTAGACGCGCACGATAGCCAGGTCCGGCCGACCCACCTCGGCGCCGAGGTAGTCCTGCACGTTGCCGCCGCGCGCCGCCCGGGCGTTCACGACGAGCGAGCCGTTCCGGGTCTCGCGCAGGTTCGTGACCTCGACCGCTTGGCCGAGCCCGATGGTGTCGAAGAACTGCATGGGGCGTCCTAGTTGCAGATCACGCGGACGGTGACGGCGGTGGACGGCGCGGGCTCGAATGGCCCAGCGGTCAGGAGCAGCGTGCCGCGCGATCGCTTCGCCGCGACAGTGGCCCCGCTGAGGGTCTGCGAGATGACCCCGCCCACCACCATCTGGTCGCCCGACCACGTGGGGATGATGTCGACGTCCGGGGCGGTCGTGCAGGCCACCCACGTGAAGGTGGCGACCGGCGCCGTCGTACTGGTGCTCGACGTGGCCGTGTAGCGCTCGACTCGCTTCGGAGCGCCGGCCGCGCCGGCTACGCCTTGGGGGCCTTGAGCACCCGTGGCGCCTTGGGGACCGGTTTGCCCGGTCGCACCGACTGCGCCGGCCGGCCCTTGCGCTCCTGTCGCGCCGGCGGGCCCTTGGGCGCCGGTTGCTCCGGTGGGGCCAGCAGGTCCTGCAGGTCCAGCGCTGCCCGTGTTGCCTGTGAGGCCGATGGGCCCAGCCGGGCCAGATGCCCCAGCAGCGCCCGCATCGCCTTTCGGACCTTGGGGGCCGGTTGCGCCTGCATCGCCCTTCGCTCCCGTCAGCCCTTGCGCACCGGCCGGGCCGGTCGCCCCTACAGCACCCTGAGGCCCTGCCGGGCCAGCGACTCCGGTATCCCCCTTCGGACCAACCGCGCCGTTCGTGCCTGCCGGTCCTGGGACGCCCTGAAGTCCGCGCTCGCCAGCAGGACCGGCCGGGCCCACAGGTCCAGCCACGCCATCTGCGCCTCGAGCGCCAGGAGAGCCGTCTGGGCCACGAAGTCCTGGTGCGCCTGCAGGACCCGCAGGCCCTGTTGCGCCAGCCGGTCCCGTATTTCCCTGTGATCCTGGGTCACCCTGTTTCCCTTCGGTGCCCTGTGGCCCCGCAGGACCAACGGCCCCAGGCGGTCCCTGTTCACCCTGAGGACCGGCGGGCCCCGGCTTCGGGAGGATGCTGTACCCGATCGGGCGGGCATCGGCGGCGGCCGGCGCGAGGATCGCGAGCGCCAGCAGGAGGCGGAGGACGGCACGCATCAGCCGCCCCCGATCCCGTAGTGCATCTCGGGCGTGCAGTCGCCGGTCGGCGTCCCCACCGTCATCGCGGAGATGAAGTTGGGCTTGCTCGTGCCCATCGTCGCCTCGGTGCGGGCGAGGTAGAGTACACCCGTAGTCGGGGAGACGGCCTCCCCTGCGGTCATGGTGCCTAAGAGGCGCACATCGACATCGCAGGGGACCACGATGCGATAGGTGGTGGCCTCCGGCGGCCGGGTGATCGGGAATGACTTCGGCGTCGTGCCGAGCGCGGTCAGCTGGATGGGCGCCGAGTGGAGGCGCCGGAACGGCAGGGACGTCACGGGCATGGGGTTGGCCATCGTGACGGCTTGATCGTTGCTCTCGATCACCACCCCTTGCGAAACGGTGTTCCCCTCGGCGTTGCGGTACTGGCGGCCCATGGCGGCACCACCGATCGCGAAAGCGATCACCAGTGCGAGGGCGCCGAGGTAAGGGAATGGGCGCATGGGCTCACTCGCTCAAATCGAGGTAGGCCTGGGCTCGGCACCCGCAGTTCGGCGCCGTGCCGGGGTGCCCGTCGTGCGGCGGGCTGTCCCAGCGGAAGATCTTGCCCTCGCGGGCGACGTGCTCGGGCCGGGGATGGGCCTTGCCGCTGTGGCGCCACTTGTAGGACCCCAGACCCGCCTCGTTGGCCCGGAGGCGGTCGAGGTTGGCGGCGATCTTGGTGGTCTGGTCCCGGGCGATGAAGTCGGCCCGGCTGCGGGCGATGCCGATGCGAGTCACGAGCTGCTTGGCGAGCTCGTCGCGGGGCGTCTGGTTCGCGTAGGCAGCCCATGTGAGCGATTCGACCTCCTTCCGAAGGTCATCGGTCAGCCCTTGGATCAGCGAGGCGGCCCAGCGCGCGGCCGCAGCGACCTCGTCCTCCGCGTCGGGAGCGTGGAGGTAAGCGACGACGTCGGCGCCGGTGCCCGCCTTCACGTTGGCCGCGAACTTCGGCCGGTGCCACTCCTCGACCTTCGCGGCCCAGCGCCGGGTGCTGAACCCGATCCCGACGACGAGGCGCTTGATGGTGTTGCCCACCGCGGACAGGGCGTCGCCGATGGTGCTGGCGATGTCGTCCTGCGTGATGACCGGGCGCGGCGCGTAGACCGGGAGCAGGACCCTCTCGACCTCGGCCTCGATGTGGGCGATCAGCTCGCGCGTCGGACCGGACAGCAGCGCCGCCAAGGCGCCGGTGGGTTCGATGGGGCGGAGGGCGACACCCTTCCGGCGGATGCCCCTGGCGCGGGCCAGGGCGCGAAGGCTGTACCTCACTCGGCCGCCGGCAGCTTTGCCTGCCAATCCTCGTCGACCTCGGCGAAGATCTCGGGCCCGAACACGATCTTGCCCTGGTAGGGCTCGACGGCGTTCAGATCGACGCCGGTGGCGTCATAGGTGATAGTCAGGTGCGGCTGGTACTCCGGGAAGTCCCAGGAAGCGCCTGCCTCCCGGAGGCTGTCGTGCCGCCAGCGCAGCGACCAGTCCGAGAACATCAGCACGACCGCGCCGCCGCCGAAGATCTCGATGGCCCGGGGCCCGCCGCGAGGAACCACGACGCGGTCCTCGGCGGTGCCGACGGCGAACCAGTCGACCGGCTGCCTGGAGTAGGCGATCGTGACGTGAAGGTCGGCCCCGTCCAGAGTCTTCGTGAAGCCCTGGCTCTTGGCCCAGGCAAGAATTTCGCCCGCGTTCTCGACCTTGCGCGAGACGTAGAGGGTGCGCGGCGCGGCGTCGGCGGTGGCCTGCCGGCGGAACGGCACGATGTTGGAGGGCGGGACCGGCAGCCCATCCGGCCCCAGATCGTCCTGCGGCGTGGTCTCCTCGACCAGCGGTCCCTTGTGCGTGTCGTAGGCGGCCTCGATGCCGGTAAACAGGCCGGAATCGATCAGCCACCCCTTCGTGCCCTCGGCCAGAACCTCCTCGGGCACGGTCGCCGCGTTCGCCAGGACCGAGATGGTTTCGGCCTTCAGCTTGCCGACCTCGGCCTTCTCCTTCTCGGAGGGCTGGTAGAGCGGGTTCCATGCGTACCAGACGCCGGGCGGCTCGACGCCGAGGGCGTGCCGGACCACGAGGCGGTCGAGGCGGCGCAGCGCCGGGGTCAGCTCGACCTGCTGCTTGGCCGCGACGTGGTCGTAGTAGTTCCGGGTGTCGCTGTCGCCCGTGGCGTTGAGGCCGGCGGGGGCCTGCCCCAGCATCCGGGTGACCGGGATATCGGCCGCGCCCGAGGCGATCTGGAGGAACAGCCGGGCCACGTCGGGCAGCGAGTCGAACTTGAGCTGCTTCTGCTGGTAGGTCTCGCCCGTCGGACTGGCCCCGTCGCCCTCGAACAGGGCCATGCCGAACATGGACTTGATCTGGTTCGCGTACGCGAAGCGCTCGGTGAGCGCCTTTGTGCCCTCGGTGGTGCTGAGGTGGTTCGAGAGGCCCGGCACGAACACGATATCCAGCTTCGCCTCGGGCAGCATCGCGGCGATGTGCTGGGCTGCGCTGGTCGCCTGGTCGACGCTGTCGAGGATCGCCTGCAGGATGCTGTCGGACCACCCGTCTTGGTGCACGAGCCCGCCGTCTGGCCGCGGCGAGCCGAGGAAGCGCACGACCCGGGAGGGGTGGATCTTCTGCGTCGTGCGGTTGCCAGCGGTGACCTCGTAGTAGGTCGGCTCGCCGTAGTAAGGGGACATCGGATCGCGCTGGATCTCGCCGGCCGTCAGCTCCCAGCGGGACAGCACATGCAGGTAGCGCAGACCGCCCTTGGGCAGGCGGTCGATGACCAATTCCTGCGTGGGGTCGAGGTCACCGGTGCCGATCAGGATGGCGCCGCCGCCGTAGAGCCGGCCGCGGATCATGGCCGCAAGGTACTTCGAGCGCAGGTCCAGCGCGGTCTCGGCCGCCTCAATGGCCTCGACCTGCGTCTCGTCGGCCTGCCAGCCGCGCCAGGCGCGCAGCATGTCGAAGGGGACGATGTCGACAGCTTTCCGCGCAATCCAGTTGTCGCGATAGGCCGCCTCGAGCTCGACCCGGTCGCGCAGCACGTGGACGTGCGCCGCGCTAGTGCTCTTGTCCTTGGCGGTGCCGAGCCCCGTAACGAAGCTGGCGAGGCGGTCAAAGAACATCATAGGCTATGCTCTCGCCCGCCGAGTGTAGGAGCGACGGTTCGCGTTCTGCTGCGAGTACGTCGCCCACCGACAGTTGCGGGGCTCGTAGTCTCCATCGTTCTCACGACGGTCCATCGTATGGCTTGGTGAAGGCTTCATGCCCATGTCGGCCAGGAAGCACTCGGCGCCCGTTCGGCCGCCTTCACCGTAAAGCCAGCGGTCGCACACCCTGATGCCGCGGCCGCCATAGCACTCGTAGCGCCGCGCCTTCGGATTGTAGCAACGCGCCTTCATCGACTGCCAAGCGCGGTACTCGGACGAGGCGCTGCGCCCATGTGTGAGCGACTGCCGGCCGCGTGTCTCGCTGTACAGGCAGCCGCAACTTTTGACCTTTCCTCGGTCAAGGGAGGCAGCCACGATCTCGACCTCCGATCCACACTCGCATCGGCACAACCATTGCGGCTGGCGAGCCCCGGAGGGGAAGGTCTTTTGTGTGCCCTTTGCCAGTACGGTAAGGCGGCCGACAATCATTCCAGTGCGTTTTATCTCAGTCATTCCAAATCCTATACGACTGAGAGCATTCCATATACTGGTTTCTGCAGTTCCATGAAGGCACGGGACATGGCGTCGACCTGATCCTTGAACGTGCCGTTCGGGAAGTTCGACACCTCGTCGAGGAAGGCGTCGTTCCATGCGCCCTCGACGAGGACGATGTTGCCGGCCTCGGCCTGGGCGCTCACGGGCTCGGCCCGGGTGACCTTGTCGCCGGTCTCGGGGGTGGCCCGGGCGTTGAAGCCAGCCATCTTGCCGACGAGGTAGGCCCCCTGAAACTTACCGGATTGGCCGGGGTCCTGGGGGATGGAGACCTTGCAGGCGTGCCCGTCCTGCTTGGCGGTGTTGACCAGCATCTGCTCGACGCCGGCGGGGGATAGCCGGTCCCGGCGCACGTCGGCGATGTAGAACTTGCCGTCGGGCCCCCGGCCCATCTTGAGGCCGGCGGTGTAGGCGGGCTCGCTGGAGCCCTTCTGTTCGGTGGCGGCCAGATCCCAGCCCCGCACCCATGCGCAGCCGGCGGGCGCCGCCCGGACAGTGCTGAACCAAGCCTTCTTGAACAAGCCACCTTCGCGGGGGGCCGGCCGCTGCTGGAACTGGCCAGCGACCGCGTAGGACCCCATCGGGATCTTGTCCCGCTCAACCACGGCGCGGGGGAAGCGCTCGGGGAACAGCAGGTCGCCGTCGGCATCCCGGGGATCGGAGAACCCGATGCTCGTCCGGCACCGGCGCTCCGGCTCGAACTCCATCGGCAGCATCAGGTGGACGTACCCGAGCCCCAGCTTCAGGATCTGCCCGGACACGTCGTTCTCGTGCAGCCGCTGCATCACCACCACGATCGCGGAGCGGATCGGGTCGTTGAGACGGGTGGGGACCGATTCCCTGAAGATGCGGGTGGTGGTGTCGCGCTCGGCCGGGCTCTCGGCTGTCTCGGTCGAATGCGGGTCGTCGATGATAACCCGGTCGCCGCGGCCGCCGGTGAGGCCCTTGAAGGCGACGCCCTCGCGGTTGCCGGTCTTCGTGTTGGCGAAGCTGATCTCGCTGGCCCGGGCCAGGGCGATCTCCGGCCAGAGCGCCCGGTACCAGTCGCTCGACACGAGGTCGCGCATGCGGCGGGAGTCGCGCTTGACGAAGTCCTCCTTGTAGGAGGTCGTCAGGTACCGCATCCCGGCCAGCCCGCGCGGCCCCCACTCCCAAGCGGGCCAGAGCACCGAGACGATGAGCGATTTCATCGTGCCGGGCGGGACGTTGATCAGCAGCCGCGTGATCCGGCCGTCGGTGATGGCCTCGAGGTGCGCGCAGATGGCGTCGATGTGCCAGCCGTGCAGGTAGGCCGCCGAGGGTTCGAGGACGTGCCAGGCCTCGCGGACGAAGCCTGAGAGGGTCTGGCACCGCGCCCGGATGCGCTCGGCATCGTGGGCGAGGGCTTGGCGTTCGGCCTCAGCCGCTCGTCGGGTCCTCTCCTCCCGGACCATCCTCAGAATCACCGCCGGCGGCACCGGCAAGCGGACCGAGGAAAGCTTCGAGCGCTGCAAGCTGCTCATCCGATGCCCTGGTGAGGTCCGCGACCTGGATCGGACCGTTGTTCGGGCCCGTGTGGGCGACCGAGGCAAGGCGCGGATGGACGTAGGGGGCGGCGTCCTTCGCCATGCTGCTGGCGCGCTCGACCATGTCGAGGTCGACCACCTGCCCCTTGCCGTCGTGCGCCTTGGCCCAGAGCGCTCGGGCTGCGCCCAGCATGATCTCCAGGGGCATCGCGCCGCCGGCCTCGATGGCCTGCATGCGCTCTGTCGTCCGCCTGTTCGGCACCCCTTGCCGGCGGCCAGCGCCGGGACGCTTACCGCCGCGAGCCATTTGATTGTCTCTGATATTTTTTCAGATAGGGCGGAATCATCACCGCGTGGCGCCCGGTGTCACCCGGGGCCTGGATCGGCAGGGCGCACCCACTCGCGAGCGCTGCACACACATCCGGTCGTCCTGGCCGCATAGATTCAGAACCGATTCGGTGAGTCAAGTGCGCTCCAGCTGGCCAGGCTCGAACTGCACGGGGGTCGACCGGCCGAAGATGCTGACCTCGCCGAGCACGTGCCCGGACTGGAGGAGCTCGACGACGACGGCGTAGAAGCTGGCGAAGGGACCGGTGGCGACGCGAGCCATCTCGCCGACCCGGTAGAGCGCGGCGGCCTGGAGACGCTCGGATTTGACGTTGCCGGTGAAGGCGTCGGCGATGACCTGCATCAGCTCGGCGGGGATGCGCAGGGGCCGGTCGATGCCGAGGATGGCGGCGGTGTAGCGGCACCGGCGGAGGGCCTGCATGTCCCGATCGTGATCGTCGTCGCAGGCTGTGGACAGGCCGACGAACAGGTAGCCCGGGAAGAAATGCAGGGTGACGTCGAGCTTCTTGCCGCGGCGCACGATCACCTCGTCGTAGGTCGGCATCCAGACGTCGAGGCCGGCGTCGCGCAGTGCCTCATCGGCCTTCCGATCCGCCGCAGACTCGTCAAACGAGGTGTCGACGCCCCAGGTGGCCGCGACGTACCAGGCGCGTTGCGGGTCGATGATGCGGCGCTCACCGACGCGGATGTGGTTCCGGCGTCCTCGGGTCTTGCTCACGCCGCATCCTCCTTCGCGATCAGATCAGCCTTCGACGCCCCACCCGGGGTCCGCCCGGGCATGCAGGACACGAGCGGCAGGTGCTCGGCGCACCAGGACCCATGGATGTTGCCTGGCCCGATCTCGGTACGGGCCCCGCAGAACCGGTGCGAGGCGGCGCCGTGCGGGGTGGTGGCGAACCGGCAACGGCAC